CCGGAAAGTGCGTCCACGAATTGATGCTCGTTGGTCACCTGCCGAGATGAACACGACATTCTACGTCATCACGACGATCTTCAACCCGCACGGCTTCAAGTCGCGCGCTCGCCTCTATCGTGATTTCGCGCGCCACATGGAATCTTCCGGCGCCAAGCTCCTGACGGTCGAGGCTGCGTTCGGAGATCACGCCTTCGAAGTGACCGATAAGCTGGACCCCTGGAACGTGCAGCTCCGCACCAACTGCGTCTTCTGGCACAAGGAGAGGCTCATCAACCTCGGTAAAGAGCGCTTGCTGCAGCTCGTCCCCGACGCGCGGAATATCGGCTGGTTTGATGCCGACATCACCTTCGCAAATCCTAATTGGGTAGCCGAGTCCGTGCGCAAGCTGATGCACCATCCGGTGATCCAGCCGTTCTCGCAGGCCGTCAATCTGGACTCGCGGGAAGAAGTGATGTGGACCTGCCCCTCTTCGTTTCGGGCCTTTATCGAGGGCCGCGGGTACCATCAGGAGCCGCCGATTCCCTTGCCCTATATCTACAAGGGTCACCCCGGCCTGGCGTGGGCGGCGACTCGCGAGGCGCTGGATGCGCTGGGCGGCCTATTCGATCTGTGTCCGGCCGGAAGTGCAGACACCGTGATGTCCAACTGCCTGAAGGGCGGCTGGGATATCTATCTGCCCGCGCCGCCTTCGCCGGGAATGAGCCAGGCGATCAAGCGATGGGCGGCCCGGTGCGATCGCTACGTCAAAGCAAATGTCGGCTTCACGCGCGGTGTCTGCCTGCACCATTGGCACGGGCCGAGCGAGAAGCGGGGTTACGAGAAGCGCTGGTCGATTCTATCGTTTCACCAGTTCGATCCGCATGAAGACGTTGTTCTCGATAGCAACGGCCTATATCGCTGGGCCGGCAACAAGCCGCGGCTGGAGGACGATATCCGCGTGTCGCTGTCGGCTCGAAACGAGGATGAGATTTGACCTGGCGTTTCTTTCAGACGCACGAGGTGTTGTGTTTCGGCCTTGTTCAAAGCCCGGCTGTTCGGCGCTGGTAGAGAAAGGCCGATGTGATAAGCACAAGCCGGCCAGGTCCCTTCCCGCTATGGCCTGGCACGCGCTTTATGGCAGCCGCTGGCGCCGAGCGCGCCTGGCCTTCCTGTTGGAGCATCCGCTGTGCATAGATCCCTTCCGCCGGCATGCCAACCCGGAACCGGCGACTGTGGTAGACCATCGAAAACCCCACCGGGGGGATAAGGAACTGTTCTGGGATACAAACAATTGGCAGTCGCTTTGCCTGCCCTGCAACAGTATCAAGGCCGCGACCGAAGAGCGGGGGTAGGGTGGGAAAAATCGCTAGAGGCGCTGCCCCCGTTGACCCTTTGGAAGACAAATTTTTGAAATTAATTCACAGCATTATGCTTGCGGCCACAAGATGGAATCTGGGACTTCGAGCGTAGACACCACCACGATGCCGCTGGCCCTCGCAGTGCCGAGTGAGGACAAGCCGCACGATGGAAAACGTTTTCGATCATGGCTTGACGAAAATGTCCCGGAGTGGCGCAACTGTGAGCCACTGGCGGAAGAGATGTGCTACACGCTTGACGTGATGGAGGGCATTCGAAAACGCCTGGAATCTACGGCATTGTACGGTAGGGAACGGAAGCAACAACTTGCAGATTATGCCCGTTTCCAGAAACAGTTTATCCAGGCCTGGAGGGTTTCGGGCCTCGCTCGCGACGATGAGCAAAAGCGCCCCGTGGGGCGCCCCCCTGGATCAGGGAGCCTGTTCGCCTAAAAAAGGAAATGCCGCTACTGAGCCGCCGAAAATCGTTCGGGCCACGCTTCGTCTCACGTGCGCAGAGACTTGAGCTGCTGCTCGGCCCCAATGGAGAGACCGTTTTTCCGTCGGGTGCCGAGCGCGAACAAGTGTGGGCGCAAATCCGCGACAAGCTGAGCGCGCCGTTTGCGAGGCAATGGCATATCGCAGGCGGTGGCCGCCTGGATTTCGCGGTCGTAGCGGAGCGCTACGCACGTGACGTCGTGGGCGGCGGGCCCCCCGCCTGCCGGCAAGTCAAGCTCGCATGCCAAAGGCATTTGGAGGACCTGGTACGCCCCGGCTGGGATTTCGAGTTTGACGTTGCGAGAGCCGAGCGCGTGTGCCGGTTCATCGAGCTGCTGCCGCATGTCAAGGGGACATGGGCCGCGAATGCGGAGCGGATTACGTTGACGCCGTTCCAGGTTTTCATCCTCTGTGCGCTGTTCGGCTGGGTACACAAGGCCACCCGCGCGCGCCGGTTCACATTGGCGTACATCGCAATGCCTCGGAAGAACGCCAAGTCGACGCTCGCCGCCGGCGCCGGGCTCTACATGTTTGCTTGCGATCTGGAATTCGGATCAGAGGTCTATTCCGGGGCCACGACGGAGCTGCAGGCGCTGGAAGTTTTCCGCCCGGCACGTCAGATGATGGAGCGCTCCCCTGAGCTGGCTCGGGTATTGGGTGTGACGGTCGGGGCCAAGCGGCTCTTTGTCCCCGAGGACGGATCCCGGTTTGAGCCGGTAGTGGGGCGCCCGGGCGATGGGGCGATGCCCCAGTGCGGCATTGTCGACGAGTATCACGAGCACGATTCCGATGCCTTGTTTGACACCCTGAGAACCGGCATGGGCTCGCGGCTCCAGCCGCTCCAGCTGGTGATCACGACCGCCGGCGATAATACCGCTGGCCCGTGCAAGCTGCTCGAAGACGACGTCGTCAAGATCCTCGAAGGCCTGGTAAACCGCGAGGAAGTATTCGGAATTGTCTTTACCTTGGACGAAGGCGACGAGTGGACCTCGGACCTCGCGCTCGAAAAGTCCAATCCGAACCTCGGCGTGAGTGTCTTTCCGGAATTTCTGCGAGCGGAACGTGACGCAGCGATGACCAACCCGCGTAAACAGGGAGTTTTCCAGACCAAGCACCTGGGCCTGTGGCGTGGTTCCGAGCGCGGCTATTTTGACGTTGCGACATGGAAGGTTTTGGGCGATCGCTTGCTTGATCCGGGCGACCTTAAGGGCCAACCCTGCGTCATTGCGGTGGACCTGGCGACCAAGCGCGATTTTACGGCCCGCGTACGAACGTTCAAACAAACCGGTCGCGACGGCAAGGAGCACTACTTCGTTTTCGCCACATTCTACCTGCCGGAGCTGGTCGTTCAGAGGCCAGAAAACCAGCATTACCAGGGATGGGCGGCACAGGGCTACTTAGTGCAGCAGCCGGGCGCCACGGCAGACTTCGAGCAGATCGTCGAGGACACGGCCGCCGAGGTTGAGCAATATAGCGCCGAAAGCATCGTCTTCGATCCTCGCAATGCGTCCGCGCTCAAGCGGCTCGACGGCCGCACTGGCGCGCAGATGATCGAAATCGACCAGAGCACGGGCAATCTCTCGGCGCCCACCAAGGAACTGGACGCGCTCATCGCATCCGGGCGCATCCACCACGACGGCAATCCGGTCCTCACGTGGATGCTCGGGAACGTCGTCTGCGCCGAGGACCGTAACGAGTGCGTCTTCCCGATGAAGCGGCGCGGGCGCGAAGAGAGCAAGATCGACGGTGCGATCGCGGTGATCATGGCTCTGCTGCGTTTGATCGCCGTCGAAGAAACTTCTCAATACGCTGGCGTGCGGAGCGTCGGTTAGCATGTTGCCGGCAATCACCGCCATGGTTAAAGGCGTGTTGGACCGAATGAATCCCGAGCCGTTGTCTTTAGGCCTGAAGGCTGCGGGGGGTATCTCATTCGACGCCGTGAACGCAGGCTGGTACGGGCGCAACGGATATCCCGGCATCTACGCGATTCTCTCCGGCGGCCTGCCCGCCTGGTCCGGGGAGCCGGTCAGCGTCGGTACCGCCCTTAACCATTCGGTCGTTTACGCATGCCAGAAAATCATTAGCGAGTCTGTAGGGTTCATCCCGGCCTTGATGCTGCAGGAGAGGGGCGGCGAGAAACAGCCGGCACGCGACAAACCGATGTTCGGAGCGATGAAGAACGCGCCCAACGACGAAATCACCGCCCAGACCTTCACCGAGCTGCTGACCGGCCATGCCGTGATGCAGGGCAACGCGTATTCGCAAATTATCAGGCGGAGCGGAACGGGCGAGGCAGTCGAGCTGCATCCCATCGCGCCCGAGGCCGTCTATCCGGACCGCGAAAAGTCCGGGAAGAGGCGGCTGACCTATACGATCAAGACCGGGAATTCGCCGGACAAGACCTACACGGTCGAGCGCGGCAAGCCGCATGACATCCTGCACATCCGTGGCCTTGGCTGGGACGGTGTCCGCGGTTATTCGGCGATTGCAGTCGGTCGCCAGTCGATGGGAACCGCGATCGCGGCCGAGCGGAACGTCGCGCGCTTCTTCGCGAACGGCGGCCGCGTGCCCTACCTGCTGAAGAAAGATTCGAAGTTCAAGACGGATCAGGATTTCGACAAGTTCCGGGAGACGTGGGAGAAGGTTTACTCCGAGCCCCACCGCGCGCCCATGCTCGAGGGCGATATGCACTACGAGACGATCGGGCTTTCGATGGCAGACGCGCAGATGCTCGAGACGCGTTTGTTTACGATCCATGAGATCTGCCGCTGGTTCTCAATCTCGCCCCACTTGGTGGGCGACTTAACGCATGCGACATTTTCCAATATCGAAGAGCTGGCGCTGCAGTTCGTGAAAATGACGCTGGCCACCTGGCTCACCCGCTGGGAACAGGAATTCTGGCGGTGCGTGCTCACCGACGAAGAGAAGAGCCAGGGCTATTTTTTGCGGCACAACGTCAAAGAGCTCCTGCGGGGAGATTTTCGGAACCGGATGGCCGGCTACGCGACGGCGCTGCAGAATGGCTACATGAATCAGAACGAGGTCCGCGACGAAGAGGACATGAACCATTTCGAAGGCGGCGACGACTTCCATATCCAGCTGAATATGCAAACCCTGCCGGGCGGTCAGCCGACCGAGAGCCAGCAGGCCAGTCTCATGAAGCTCGGGAGCTCGAAGAAAGGCTCCTACTTCCGCCGTTCGGCCGCCTAAAAAGAGGAGAAACCAACCCCATGGGAGCCATTCCAGTACATCACACCGCGGTTGATAAAGAGGGCGCGTGGAACGCGGCCGCGAACCTCAAGCGCCTGGGCGATGCGCCGACGGAAGCTGCGCTGCGCGCGATGCATGCCTGGGTGGACTCTGCCAAGGACGCCAGAACCAGGTCGGCCTATAAGGAACCGCATCACGATGTTACGGAAGCGGGCGAGGTTGGATCCGCCAATATGAAGGGCGTCGAATCCGCCCTGGGGCGGCTAAATGGCGGAGGCCTCGAGATCCCAGAAGGCGACCGAAAGGCGGTGTATGCGCACCTGGCCGCGCACTACAAGGACGCCGGCATGGACGCGCCGGAGCTCAAGAGCCGCGCCGCGAAGCACAAGAGCCATCTCCGCATGGAGATCAAGCAGATCGCCGAAGACGGCACGTTCGAGGGCCTGCTTTCTACCTACGGGAACGTGGATGACGGCGGAGACCTGGTAGAGGCGGGCGCCTTCACCAAGACCATCAAGGAGCATGGAAACGAAGTGCCGCTGCTGTGGCAGCACCGGCCGGATGTTCCCATCGGGATGCTTACGCTCGAGGACACGGCGGAAGCGCTCAACGTCAAGGGCCGCCTGCTGATGGATCTGCCCGAGGCGCGCAAGGCCTACCTGCTCATCAAGGCCCGCATCGTAAAGGGGCTGTCCATCGGGTTCGATACCGTCAAGGACGCGGTCGAAAATGGCGTGCGGCGCCTCAAGGAGCTACGGCTGTACGAGGGGTCCATCGTGACGTTCCCCATGAATGCCGCGGCCCTGATCACATCGGTCAAAGCAGACGCGGCCGGCAACAATGACTTCGACGAAGAGCTGAATGAGACGCAGTTTACGGATGCCTTTTATCAGATGATGAGCGCCCTGCGCGCAACGCTGCTGCGCCCTCTTTGGTCCGCCACGAGCGGCGATTTGACGAAAGAGCAGGCGGTCGAGGCCTCGCGGGCCATCATCGAGCAGTTCCAGGAAACATACATGGCCTATCTGCCGCCCTATCTGGATCTCATCCAGAAGTGGTACGGCACCAAGGGCCGGCCCGCGCTCGAAACCAAGGAAGGCCGGCGCCACAGCGCGGCCACCAAGGGGCAGATCCAAATGGCCTGCGACCACGTGAAGAGCGCCATGAAGAGCGCCAATGGCGCCAACGACATTCTGCTTGCACTCCTCGAGGAAGAAGCCGTCGAAGACGACACTTCGGAATCGGGAGCCGCGGCCGAGGGTAAGTCCAAGTCCGAGCCGGTAAACCACTCGGCGATCAGTGAACAAATTTCTCAATTAAAAGGAGCTTTCAAATGGAACTGACCCAACAACTGACCGAACTGATCTCCGAGCAGAAAACCTTCGTCACTAAGGCGAAGGAAGAGTTCGCGAGCCTCGGTTCGGTCACCCAAGCAACCAAAGAATGTCTGGACAAACTCCAGAAGCAAGTGGACGCGCTCGACGTGAAGCTGGCCGACCGGCACGTGGGCGAATCCCAGGAAGAATCGCTCGAGGAAATGCTGCGGAAGGATGAGGGCGTCACTCGCCTGCTGAAGAGCCGCAGCGGCCACGCGGCCGTAACTATTTCCGGCAAACACGCGCGCAACCTGATCGAGCGCAAGACCACCATCACGAGTGCGCTCGTCGGGCAGGCCGTGAGTGGTGTCCTGCAGATCGATCGCGTCGCCGGGATCACGGTCGAAGCGCGGCAGGCGCTGCGCATCCGGGATCTGTTGACCGCGCGACCCACCCTCATGCAGGTCGTCGACTTCGTCAGGGTCAAGCAGGCGCTCTCGCCGGCGTCCCCGGTCGCCGAGGCGAGCTCGAAATTCGAGAACGCGCTCAACTTTGAGAGCAAGTCGGAAAAAGTGCGGACCATCGCGACGTGGATCCCGGCCACCAAGCAGATCCTGGACGATTTCAGCGAACTGGCGGGCTTCATCAACACCTCGCTCCCGTATTACGTCAACCTGGAGGAGGAGTTGCAGCTGCTGAGCGGCGATTCGACCGGAGAAAACTTGGACGGCTTGATCGTGCAGGCCTCGGCGTTCAACACGGCGCTGCTTCATGCGGCGGCGGGCTGGAACAAGATCGATATCGTGGGGCGCACCATCGAGCAGATCACTGCCGCGAAGGAACTGCAGCCCACCTTCATCGTTCTGCACCCCACCGACTGGTGGGACATCCGTCTGACCAAGGACCAGTTCGGCCGCTATATCCTGGGCGATCCGCAGACCAATGTGGCGCCCTCGCTGTTCGGCCTGGATGTGGTCTCGACGACCAGCATCGCCAGCGGCACGTTCCTGGTGGGCTCGGGCAGTCCGATCGCGTCCGAAATCCGCGACCGCATGGAGATGCAGGTGGAGATCAGTACGGAGCACGCGGACTTCTTCACTAAGAACCTGGTGGCGATCCGCGCCGAGAAGCGCCTGGCGCTGATCGTCAAGAGGCCGGCGTCCTATATTACCGGGACCTTCACCACCAGCCCGTAGTCTTCTCCCGCGGGGGGCTAGCCGGAGCCCGTGATGAACCGGACCGGGCGGCTGCGAGGCCGCCCCAAAAATCAAAAACTCAATGAGATTAGTCGCAAACCGGCAGCTGACCGGCGAATACGGCACGGTCGTAGACGGCCAACAGTTCGACGCGACCGAGGATGCCGCCAGAGTATTGCTCAGCAAGGCGGTCGCTCGCCGCGCCGGTCCGCCGAAGGTTTTATACGAAACCAAGGTTGTCGATCCGGAGTCGCGCACGCACGTTCCCGAGGTGAGCCCGCGGCCTCCCTTTCGTGACCTGCCTGTGCCTGACGCGCAACCGCAGAGAGTGGCTTCCGAAGGCGATCGAGTGCTTTCAGGCGCAGACGTATCCGCACCGCGAAATGTTGATCCTGGCGAGCGGGCACGACGTGCGCGACCTGGCGCCAAATGACGATCGCTCGATCCGGCTGGTACACATCGAAGACGGCCGCAAGATCGGAGAGAATCGCAATTTCGGCTGCGACCGCTCGGCCGGCGAATTTATTGCCATCTGGGATGACGACGACTACTCGGCCCCGGGGCGCCTGGAGGACCAAGTCCGGCGTATTGAGGACTCCGGAAAAGCGGTTACCGGCTACCGCACGATGTATTTTACTGACGGAGTCAGGTGGTGGCTATATCGCGGACGCCCCGGGTTCGCGCTCGGGACATCGCTGCTATTCCGCCGGAGCTGGTGGATCGAGCACCGATTTCTGGACGTGCAGATCGGCGAGGACAGCGACTTCGTGGAGGCGGCGCGCGCGGAGATTACGGTGACAGACGCCCAATCCCTGATGTTCGCCCGCGTGCACGCGCGCAACACCAGCCCTAAGAACACGGGGCAGTGGGGGCAGGTGGCAGAGCCGGGAGTTTTCAAGAGTTTGTTCTGATATGGGATCCCCTTCTTTTTCAGGCGGCTCGTCCTTTTACGGACAATACGCGAATCTGGGGCTGTACGGCTCGTTAGTCGCGTACGGAACGCTCAATCTGACCGAGCTCTCGCCGCCCCAGAGTTTCGCAGAGCCGCTCAGCCGCGGGGACGCGAGGGCGTTCTTGAATCTTCCAGACAGCGAGAGCGACTCTCCTGACCCGCAAGAAGACGACCTGATGGATGCGTTCATTTCAGCCGCGCGCAACGAAGCGGAAATCGCGCAGGGCCGGGATCTTGTCCTGAAGCAGTGGGACCTTGCGCTGGACTACTGGCCGTCTTTCCGAATCGAGCTGCGGGCTCCCCTAGTCACTGTCGATCGCGTCGAATATCGCGATTCGAACGGCGATTTTAACCTCATGGCAGAGGGCCCAGATTACATCGTCGACAAGGCGCGGCAGCCCGGCCTGATCTCACCGCCCTACAATGCGACGTGGCCTGTGTTTGCGCCGTGGCCGACATCGGCGCTCCTGATTCGCTTTACCAGCGGACTGGCCCCCGGGGCAGCATGGTGGTCCGACACCGGTGGGATCGTCAAGGCCGGAATGAAGTACCTGATCTCGCTGTGGTTCAATAAGCGCCTGCCATTCCAGGTGGGCTCCTCGGCGAGCGATGCATTTACAACCGGCCTGCTGGCGCACGGCGCGAATCCGAGGGTGAGGTGAAAAATGCCGCAGTCCAGGTTCGTAAGCGTTGCAAGCGGGGAGCCGGTGATCGACCCGGGCGCGATGCGGCACCGGATCGCCGGGCTGCGGTTTCAGGAAACGATCCCCAGGCAATTCGACGCCGCCGGTCCGGCGCAAACCTGGGTCGAAGTGGTCCGGGGCCGTGGGGCTATCGAGGCCTATCGCGGCAAAGACGTGATCCAGGCCGGACAGACCACGGCCCAGCTGCAGTTTGTTATCGCCACCTGGTTTCACCCCGCGTGGTCTTCCGGGATGCGCGTGCAGACGCGTCGAGGCACCTACGTGATCGAGGCGATGTATAACGTGGATCTGCGGGATCGGGTTTTAGAGCTGATCTGCGTGCAATTGGGAGACGGCTAGCGGTGATCTCCCTTATCATGCCTACCCGCGGCCGGCCACAGTTTGCGGAGCTTGCGCTGCTATGCTTCCTCGCCCAGGACTGGAGCGAGAAGGAACTGATCATCCTGGACGATGCGGATTTTCCAAGTTTCGCGAAAGTCCCCGACGCGCCTCAGGTCCACTACCACCGAACGAAGGAAAAGATGCCAGTAGGAGTGAAGCGCAACCGATGCTGCGAGCTTGCCAAGGGCGACCTGATCGCCCACCTGGACGACGACGACTTCAGCACCACCGGCCGGCTCGCGGACCAGGTTCACCGGCTCGAGCAGAGCGGGAAATCTGTGACCGGCTATCACTCGATGCGGTTTAAGGACGGTGAGCGCTGGATTCAGTACCTTGGATCCCCGGCCACGGCGCTTGGAGCCTCGCTCCTCTACCTGCGCGAATGGTGGGCGTGCCATCCCTTCGCCCCGATCGATCGCGGGGAGGATGGGCAGTTTGTCCGCGAGGCCTTCGACGCCGGGCAGCTGGTCGTTTCGGACGCCGGCGAGATGATGTACGCCACGATCCATCCGCTCAATACCAGTCCTCGCGATACAAAGGACAACAATTGGAGAGCGCTGTAATGATCGACTCCGCGGTTGAGCGCCGCCGCCCAGCTTGGCACCTACAGTGGTCCGAGGACATCAACATCACGCCCTGGCTCATCCCTGGCGGGGCTCTTGATGTGGAGCGTTGCCCGGCGTGTTGGGAGCTGCGGGCCCACTATGAGCGCTACCTGTTCGCCAGCCAGGCGCTTTCCGGGATGCGTGTCCTCGACTTCGGCTGTGGGGTGGGCTACGGTGCCTGGCTGCTTGCGGAGGCGGGGAACCAGGTCGTCGGTTACGACCAATCCATGCCGGCCATAAAGCGGGCTCAAGCCAGCGGGATCCGCGAGAATCCGGCTTTTACGCATGAGCGCTGCGAATGGGATCCCTTCGATGCCTGTGTGGCGTTCGAGGTGATCGAGCACCTGGAATTCCCGGAAGCTTTTATTCATACGGTCCAGGCGCGGCACCTGATCGCTTCGGTGCCGGTCGAGCCGACGCTAGGACACAATCCCAACCATCGGCACGATTTTACGGTCGAGAGCTTCCGGGAACTGATCGAGCGCCGGTTCCGGATCAAGTGGTGGTGGACCCAGACGCGGCCGTTCCGGCATGAGCCCGCCTACGCGATTTTTCACGGAGAGCTTTTCACTGAAAGAGAGCAATGAAGCCCCTCGCGATCATTCCCGCCTTCAATGAGGACGACATCCTCGGCGCTGTGGTGTTGCATCTGAAGACCGAGGGCTGTGACGTCCACGTGATCGACAACTGGTCGACGGACAATACCGTTGCTGTAGCAAGGCAAGCCGGCGCCATGGTCGAGACCTGGCCGTCCGAGGCCCCCGGTTTCTACGACTGGACCGGGTTGTTAAAACGGATCGAGGAGATCGCCGCGGCGCACCCCGGCCGCTGGATCATCTTTCACGACGCGGATGAAATTCGCACGGCCCCTGCGCAGCTCGCCGGCGCTGATCTCGCCCTCGGCCTTTATATCGCCCAGAACCATGGCGCGAATGCGGTTGAGTTTCACGTCCGGACGTTTACTCCGGTCGAGGAAGGCTGGAGCGCTGGCCGCGATCCGCAGGCTTACTTCCAGTATCTAGTTCCGCAGCACATCGATTCCCGCATCGCGCACGTTAAGGCCTGGATCCAACCTGAGGCCCGGGTCGATCTGCGCACGCACGGTGGCCACCAGGTACTGTTTGATAATCGCAAGATATACGGCCTGCCGTTCCTGTTGAAGCACTACCCGATCCGGTCCCAGGCCCATGGCGAAAAGAAAGTTCTTCAAGAACGACGTCCGAGGTACAATCCCGAGGAGCGCGCTAAGCAGTGGCATGTGCAGTACGACTGCTATGGAAGTTCGCCCAGGTTTGTAGGCGACCCGGCCGAGCTCTACCGCGACCGTCCGGTTACGATCCTGACCCTGACCCGCTTCCCGGAGATCTTCGCCCGCCTGGCTGACTCTGTCGATCGCTGGGAACCCACGCGCCGGCGCATTGTGGTCACCAGCGGCGGCGCGGCAATCGAGCGCCAAGGCTGGCTTGTGATTCGCGGGATCGAGCCCTTCGTCTTCGGCCGCAACGCCAATCTAGGCATCGCCGCCGCCGGGGGAGACGACGACATTCTCTTGGTCAACGACGATGTGGAATTTACCGAGCCAATCATTGACGAGCTCGGGTGGGCTGCGGACCAAGGCGCGGGGCTCATCACCCCCCAGGTCATTGGCGACGGCATCAACCACCCCATGGCGTACGCCTCGCGGCCACTGTCAGTCCGGAGTGCTTTCACGAGCTCCTACCTGCCGTTTGTGTGCGTGCTTCTCCGCCGGCAGACGATCGCGCAATGCGGTGCCCTGGCGGAACGCTTCACGGGCTACGGTAGCGAGGACGTCGAATTCTGCGGCCGCGCGCAGGCGCGTGGTTTTCGAATGGCGGTTTCACGCGCCCGGGTGAAGCACGGCTTTGGGGAGCATCGTTATTCTTCGTCGTTCCTGCGAGTGATGACCTCCGCCCAGCGAGAGCAATCCATGCGTGAAATGGGAGCCTTGGTCAAGGAATGATCTCGGACGGCATCGCTCGGCTGCAATCCGTTCCGGCCGTGAAGGCCATCGCGAAAGTCGGCGGAGGCTTCGCGACTGACCTGCCGAAGGGCCATGACCTGCCAAGCTGGACCTATGCGCTGCGCGACACAGCGTCCGTACAGACCTCTGGCCGCCAGGAGCCGCTTACGGAAGGCTGGCTCGAGATCGATTGCTACGGCACATCGGCGTCCGATGCAGAGTTATTGCGTGAGGCTATCGACGCGGCTCTCCGGGCGACTGCGGGCGGCCGGCTTCAGGATGCGGATGCGACTCCGCTACTGATGTACGAGTCCGCCTTTGTCAGTCCCGATTTGGATGACGCCTCGCGCACTTATCGCCGAAAGATCAGGGCCCACATCTGGTTCCGGAGGAACTGACCATGGCGCGATCCGCAATCACCACCGGCCAGCTCTCAAAATTCGACGGGATGCAGGAAGCCCTCGCGAATGTCGCAAATATTCTGGACCGGACCACGGCGGAGCGGCTCAAGGACAGCGTGTTCATGCCCGCCGGCGAGGTGGTGCAGCGCAACCTCAAGGCCGCTGCGCCGTACGATTCGATGCACGCCACCCAGCACAAAGCGTACCCCGCCTGGCCGCATCTGCGGGATTCCGTGTTTCTCTCTGGCGGAAAGCCCAGCGCGCCGAACGTAATTGTGGGGGTGAACGCCCGCCGTGCTCCGCAAGGGTTTTGGCGCGAGTTTGGCACCAAGCATCAGCCGGCAGACCCCTGGTTTTATCCGGCGGTTCGCGCCAGCCGTGAAGCAGTCGCGCAAGTTTTGATCGACGGAATCGACCAGGCGATCCAGTCTTCTCTGAAGTAGAAAAAACCGCCGCCACCCACGGCGCCCCAAGTGGGTGAAATTCAAACCTCAAAAGGAGCAACGCCATGCAAGGTGGAAATATTGGTAATGGGATTAAGTTCGGCTTCTCGGAACTCACTTCATCCCCGTTCTCGTTTAAGCCGGTCGAGCAGGTCCTAGATGTAACGCCCCCGACTCGTCAGGCCGATAAGATCGACAATACTGTGTCGAATATCAACAAGCTTAAAAGCAACATGCCCGGCATGCACCAGGTGACGGATACCATTGTTAAAATGCTTCGCGACAGCCATGTGGCCAGTTCGCCGAATCAGAACCGCCTCGAGGCGCTGAATGTATCGCAGGCGACGGTGTACTGTCGGATCGAGATCCCCACTGATCCCGATTTGTCGACGACACTGTGGCGTGTCATCGAGTACTATGCTCGTGTCGGCGGCTTCAAGGAAAGCGCTCCGCTCACCAACCGCCAGGAATGCGAAGTGCCCTTCGTGTTCACCGGCCAGACGTGGGTATCGCTGAACGATCAGCCCTCGATCCTCTAGTCATGGACCGCTTTTCGATTGACCCGGTTTGCCTGAAAACGGTGGACGGCAAGGACCTACGCTTCATTTTGACAAGGGGCGCAGTCAAGCGGCTACGGGCGCGTTTTGGCGGGAAGGAGCTCAGTGAGCTGCTTGGCCAGGGAGAGGAAGCAGCCGCCGCGCTCCTGTATGAATCGCTCCTGGACAAAGGAGACATGACGGAGGAGCAACTCTCCGACGTTGTTCCCTACCTTCGAATGGGCCAGGTCGCCGCTGCGATTCTGGAAGTGTGCCTGGTAAACCCTCCGACAGCCGCAACTCCTCCGGCGGAGAGGGAGCCTCCGATCAAAGCGAACTAAAGCTGTGGGCCTTCTGGACCCAGCGGATGAAGCGCCCCAGTGGGGAGTTCTGGGAGCTTACGGATCGCGAAATATCAGCTTGCATCGAACAATATCTTGACGAGCGCGACGAAGTCAACGTGCGCTTCGGAGTAGTGGCGGCGGCGGTGGCCAATTGCGCCGGTATCTCTCGGTCGCATTTCTACACAGCAGCGGATTTCTTTGCTTTCCGTGAAAAACACGAGACCTCGACCAGTGTTGTTCCTGCATCGCAACGCCTAAGGGAGTTCGACAAGGCCACGGACATGATGAATAAGGTTCTGGGTAAGGGATAAATGGCTGGCGGCACATTAGGTGATCTGCTCCTCAAGGTCGGGGCGAACATCGACGGCTTCCGCGCCGCGATGACGGAGGTTTCGGGAACCTTCGCGCGCGTCGGGGATAACGCCAAAACGTTCCTGACCGCGATGACGGAGGGCTTCGCCTTCGAGCAGCTCATCCAGGCCGCGGAGACCGTGGAGGGTGCGATCGCCAATATCGGCCGCGTGACGGGAGACACAGGGCCGCGGCTCGAAGCCCTCGGCGCCACCTTCAAGACGGTATTCGCGGACTCGAACGCGTCGGCAAGTGATCTTTCGAGCGGCCTTGCCATTCTTGCCGCGCGCACGGGTCTTACGGGCGACTCCCTTACGGGCTTATTGGACACCTACTCGAAGCTTGCCGAAGTAACCGGTCAGCAGGTCGCGCCGGCCATCGACGCCACGCAAAAAGTTTTTGCCGCCTGGGGCGTAGACGTCAAGGACCAGGCAGGGCAACTCGATGCCCTCCTGGCAATCGCACGGAAAGGCGGTATCACATTCAGTTCGTTGACAGGCAGCATGCAGTCCGCCGGCGCTGTACTTCGTACGATGGGCGTGGATTTCGATACCGCGGCTTCGTTGCTTACGAACTTCCAGGCCAAAGGCCTTGAAACCGACCGCGTTGTGGCGGCGCTCAAGATGGGCCTGACGGCGCTCTCCAAGGAGGGATTTACCGATCCCCAGGCCGCGATGGGGGCGTTGATTCAGAAGTTGGTTGACGCTAAGGACCCGATGGATGCGCTGACTATCGCGTCTCAGGAATTCGGGAAACGTGGCGCGCTCTACATCGTGGATGCCGCCAGGCAGGGCGGCTTCGCCATTGAGGATTTCAAAAACGCGGCCTACGGTGCCGCCGGAACCATCAATGAGACGCAGAAGAAAACCAAAACCTTCACGGACTCGGTCACGAAACTATGGCACGAATTCGACACCGCGATTGCCCCGATCGGCCGATTCGTTACAGGTGGACTCGGTTTCCTGATCGACGATCCATACATCGGCTTGAAGGCGGCCATTCGGGGCGTGCAAGAACTGGACGCGAATTTAAGGGGACTCGCAGTCGGAGGCAGCCCAGGGCTCCAAACCTACGCCGATCAGTATGCGGTCATTGCCGCGGCCATAGCGTTGGTCAACGAACGATATGGTGGTACCAAGCTCGCAGCCGTCGGAGCCGCGGACGCCACGGACCTACTCTCCAACGTCGGTAAGCAGGGCCAGGCCGTATTCAAGGACCTCATGATGGCCGTATCCGCCCACGATAAAGCGCTTGGCGGCGATCGCGATACGACGAAGCTCCTCGAAGAAGAGCTGAAGAACGCCGAAAAGGCGCTAGGAGAAGTAACGAAGGCGCACCAGCTCGGCGCCAGCAGCGCTTACAATGTCGCTGCCGCACAGCAGAAAGTCCGCGACATCCTTGCGCAGCTTCATCCCGAGTGGGTTGCCAGCGGAGAAGCGATCACCAAGGCCGGTACCGCGATGGACAAGTTGGTCGGTCCCGCAGACTATATCGGCGCAGCGCTACGCAACGTCGGCCTGAAGAGTCTGCTTGATGATCTAGACAAAGCAAACAATGAGCTAGGTGTCGCGGCAGAGGCGTTCGGGGCGGGCCGTATCCGCATCGAGGATTACGCCGACGCCATCGAAAAAGCGTACCAGGCCCAAATCAAAGCCAATCCGGCATCGGTCGAGTTCCTCGATCTCCAGAAAAAGATAGCCGCTGCCGAGACAGAAGCCGCCAGCGCCGCCAGCGCCATGTTCGGATTAACCCCTGATGCCGACCGCCTGGCGGCCGCCCAGGATAATCTCAACAAACTTCTCAATAGTAAAATCCAAGCGGGCTTGGACGACGCAAAGCGTGAGTATTCCGACGCTTTCGCCGCGATCAATGATGCCGTGGCTGAGTCCTCAGAAAAGCAAGCTGAACTGTTCGGCTCGTTGGGCAACAGCATGAACAATGCCCAGTTCGCGATTCTTTCGGTCGATGCGACGCTGCATGGCTTCGGAGAGCAAACCGTATCGGAAACCAAGGATCGCATCAAGCTCCTCCAGGATAACTATGAAGCGATGCTCCAGGCGATGCGGGTAGGGACGCCCGGCGCTGCGGAGGCCGCGAGCCTCGCGCTCAATGCACTCGCGGATGCGGAGGCGAAAGCAGCTGATCCTGAGCCGTTCCGGGCCTTGGGAATCAAGAGCCAGCAGTACCTGGACGACATGGCGGCGAAGGCCGACGCGAACTTCAGGGAGATTACAAGGATAGCTGGCGAAACATCGGCGGACTCCGCACGGAGTTTCCTGGCTTCTCGCGATCTCATGCTGCGGGCCGGCCAGGACCTGAGCGCCGACGCGGCGATTCAGTACCTCAAAATTCAGCACGACCTCGAAAACCTCAATCCGACCTTCCGCGCGGTCATCGCCATCGAAAACGAGGTCAAGGCTGCCGGCAAGGACATCGCCAGCGGAATCGCGGATATCGTCACGGCGGGAAAGAACTGGGCAGATGCGTTTGAAAGCATCGGGCAGAAGATCGCTCACGACATCATAGAGGGCCTGATCCTCAAGGAATTGAAGGGCGTGGAGGGTGAGATCACGAAGCTCATCACGAAGCTTGGACAGTTCCTTGGTCTGATTCCGAAGGGCGGCGTGCTCGGAACAAGCGTCGGAGCTGGGACGGGACTACCCACCATCCCCGGTCTTGGCGGCTCTGGCGGCGGACCATCCCTCGGCCCAGGGGGCGACCTTGGCAATCTTCCAACGGCTGGACCAGGGGATGTGGGAGTGGGAGCAGGTAGCGGTGATGGTGGCGCTAGCGGAATCACCGGCATATTGACCAGTTCAGTGACGAGTGCAATCACGGGAATTGTTTCAGCGGTTTCTGGAATCTTTACCGCCATTGGAACTTTCGAGCAGGTCGGGGCTTTGCACAAGCTCGGAGATATCGAAACTAACATTTTCGAGAACCTGACCTACAGCCTGATTCCGACGCTACAGCACATCGACGAGGTGGACCTGTGGGCGATCAACAGCACGCTCTCCGACCTGGTTGCGCAGCGGATCGGCGGTTTGTGGACGGACTTCGTCGCATTCCGAGCCGATTTTGACAAAGTGTTCGGCTTATCCGGTGCGGTAGAGCCCGTGGCTACCGATGGCGCGGTTACGCTTGCGACAGTGAACGCCACGCTCGCCGGCATCTGGTCAACCCTGGCCGACAGCGGACATAACCTGGAAGTGCTGCTCAATAATTTCACGTCGTGGGCGGTTCAAATTCTCGATGTTGTGAAGGGCGGAACTGGTTTTATTCCGGCGTCCACGCCTTCAAATACCGTGCCGACTACGACGTCGGCCACGCCTGCAGCGGCGAGCGCGCCGCCGGCGGCTCCGCATCAGGTTAACATTGGTGCTCAGAACGACGTGGTGGCCCATTACGCGGCTGCCCTGGCCTCGAACGCTACCGCGGCCTACAACAGGCTGGCGATACTCAGCCGCGAGCAGGTAGACGCCATGACCGCTCCGATCACTGCGGCGATGGACCAGGTGAAAGCCGCCGCAAATCTGATCGATCGCCAGTGGAGTCAGTTCAAGACTCCGCAGGAACTGGCTGACATCGCCGCGCAGATCAAGACCGGCATGGCTCAGATGAATCAGATGCAACAGGATTCTGAGCATTCCGCCAACAAGATCGCCGACTATCAATCGCAGCTCAGTGCTCTCAAGTCGCAAGCGAGCAATCCGAATCTGTCCGATGCTGAAAAAGCGGCACTACAGGCTCAGATCACCACCCTGACGGCGACGTTAGCGCAGGCTCAGCAGAGCAAGAGCATCAATGACGCCAAGCTAGCAGATCTGACCGCGAATATCGGGCGGATGCAGGCACAGGCGGGAGGCCAGCCAGCCATTATAGAAGCGCTGACTAAACACCTGACTGACTCAGACCAGGCGCTGCAGCGGGCGCTGAATACCCCCGGCCTGACGTTTGACCAGAAGGCCGTCATGGAAGGCGAGATTCTGGATATCGAAAGCCGGATGTTGCAACTGCGGCCGCCGGCCCTGCCGGCACCGGTTTCGTCTGGAGTCCCGTCCGTGGCGCGGGCCCCGGTAACCTTCAACGTGAGTTTCCACGGTGTCACAAGCCCCGAAGCAATGATGGATGTGCTCGACCGATACCTGAAGACTCACTCGAATCTGTTCACGTAGAGAGCTAGTGTAATGGACGAAACAGCAAAACTGACCACGGGTAGCGAGCCGGCCCGGCGTCTTGCCGCTGAGGCGCTTCGGGAGGTCCGCGAGCTCGATCGGCTCGGATTTCCACTGTTTGAAAACATACCGGATCCGCCATGCCGCCTCCCTGGTGAGCCGCTCGGTGTGGCAATTGCCCGTGATATGGGGTTCGCGGATATTGATTCTGCGCGGCTCGCCCTCACGGCTGCCGCGGTAATCGATGGGGGCCTTTTACCCTCCGCTCGAGACGATGACCCCGCGGCACACTTTAGGTTTTGGGCCGGGCTTCTCATAGAGTCCGAGCGTCACGCCGCCGGAGAGGAAAGCTTTCTCCACCGGCGGAAAAGCCCCGGTGACAGGCCTGGAATATTTCCAGGTATGACCACGGGTACCGAGGATGCCCGGCGTCTTGCCGCTGAGGCCCTTCGGGAGGTCCGCGAGCTCGATCGGCTCGGATTTCCACTGCTGGGCAAGATTGAAAACGGACTCATGCCGGGGCCACCCGGCCGCCGGCCCGGTGAGTTCCTCATCGCGGCAATTGCGCGTGATATGGGCTTCGCGGATACTACCCAGCTCGCGCTCGCAGCCGGCGCGCTGATCAATGAGGGAGTTTTATCAACCAGTGAAGCCGGCGACCCGGCGACGCACTTTAGGTGTTGGGCCACGCTTCTTATAGAGTCCGAGCGTCACGCACTGACGGACGATGCGTAAAAAGGAGGGTGTGACCTTCAATCACAAAGTGGCCGCGGAGGCGCCCCCCGAAGGCCGTTGCGCCGTGACGAGCCCCCAGGCGATGGTGGACATCTTTGACCAATACCTTAAGACTCATTCGAGCCTGTTTACTTAGCGTGGCTGCCACTCTCACGATCGCCGCCGTTGACCAGACGGCGCGTGTGCACATCCCCACCGGTGGAGGCTTCACTCTTCCGCTTAATGGCCAGCGCGGCACTTCGCGCTTCAGGCTGTTTGTCGACGCGAGCGACTCCTACGCTCCCGTGACCGGCCAGCGGGTCATCTGGGACGACAATAGCATGACCGCCTTCGAGGGAAGCATCGATTCGATCGACGCGCTCCCCATCGGCGACGGCGGCGGCTTCTGGTATGACGTCGCCTGCGTATCGCTCGAGCAGCTTCTCGATAAGCTCACAGTGACCCGTGCCTGGCCGGCCGGAACGAAAGCCGGCGACATCGTCAAGGACATCCTTTCGACCGAGGCCGCGAGCGAAGGCATCACACAGGGGACCATCGCCAACGGAGCCACCTTCGATAAGCCGAAGTATTACGATCATGCGCGCATCACGGATGCCTTCCAGGATCTGGCGAAGCTTAGCGGTGATTTTATCGGCTACATTCTGGATGGCGCCTATAATTTCGGACCGCGCACCACGGCCGCAGCGCCCTTCAGCGCCTCCGACAGCGACCTACTCATCCTGCAGGCCTGCGACGCGCTCTATAGCCGGCAGGACTATCGCAACAGGCAGACCATCAAGATCGGCGAGCAGAATCTCAGCCCTAATATCGAATCTTTCCCAGGGGACGGATCCACCGCGAGCTTTATCCTGTCCAAGGCGATTCGCGAGGTTGTTTCGATCACGCGGACGACGTCCACGTTGCCAGTAAACGGCCCGGCTACCGGAACCTTCACTGGAAATCCGATCGACGGAGACTTTGTATACGTCGGCGGGCAGAAATACACTTTCCGGGACGGCACGAATCCCGCATTCAATAACGGCACAGTGAATTTTTTCCTGGGGATTTCCGTACTCATCGGAGCGACTTCGGATGATACGTGCGCAAATCTCGCGGCTGCGATCAATGCCGGCCCAGGTGCCGGAACGCTGTATGGCTACATAGGCGCTGCTGTTGCCAACCCAAACGCCAGTGCAAGTGCGTCCGCCTCGACGATCACCATCAACCCGCTCGTCCCGGGTTCGCTCAGTGCTTTCTTTGTCGGCTTGAACGCCAGTTCGGGAATCCCCTTCAGTTGGACGAACTTCACCAGCACCGGAACGGATGGTTCGGTCGCGGACCAATCGTTTGCTGAAGCCACTGACCCTGGTGCGAAAGGGGCGCAGTGGACCTACTTCGCCGGCGGCTTTACGGTCAACCAGGTGCAGGGCCAGACCATCCTCGACTCGAGTGAAACCCTGGTGGTGGCTTACCGCCCGCTCGGCTTCGGATATGTAACGGTTGACGATCCCGTGGAGATCGCCGCGCGCGCGGCGGCGGAAGGCGGCTCCGGCGTCTATGAAAACGTCCAGTCGAGGACCGATCTGCTTACGCTCGGCGATGGCGCAGCGGCCGCGCAGGCCCTGCTTGATTCGTACGACTTTATGCCCGTCCTGGCCACGTTTCAGACCGATCACTTCGGGCTCAGGCCGGGGCAGATCATGAGCGGTCTGAGCATGGCCAGGCTGGGCATTAGCGGCGATTTTCTCGTGCAGTCCGTGGAGGCGGCCATCAAAGGCGTGAGCCTCACCGAGCAGTATCCCTTGCGGTACACCATCAAGGCCGCCTCGCAGGCTCCCTAAAATGGCACAGCGATTCAAAAATTTCACCGATACGATGGAGCAGCTCGCGCGGAAATCCGCCAATGCGAACACTCAACCGAGCGGGGGAAGCCATAAGGCGATACAGACTCCGACTCCGGATGGGCATGCGGACTTCGGAATTGTGGACGATACGGTTGGAAACGACGTGGCGACAAAGTGGGCCCCGATCACGGTCGACGGACAGCCCTACAGGGGCTTCCTGACGGTACGGACCGCGCCGGCGACGGATGCAGTACTCGACTGCAAAAACAGCGACGATAACGGCGCCAGTTGGACAACCATCTTTCCGAGCGGAAACCAGAACAAGATTCTCATCCCAGCCGGATTTGTTGGCAAGCGTATCTACAGGAACTTCGCGCCGGTCAAATTGAAGGAAAAAACCGGAATCCTGCGCCTGGATTCACTGGTGAGTGGCGGCGCCAAGGATATTTTGTTTGTCGTCGTCTACGGAGCGTCCGGCAAAGCTGGTGCCGGCGGGCAGCTTGCCGGAACGCAGCCTGGCGGATTCATTGCGACCGTGACGGCTAGTTGGGTAGATGGATAGGAGTCCAAAATGTCAATAAGCGTACTGGATAGCGGGGGTACACCCGTCCTGCTCGCCTCCGCGGTCGCCGAAGGTTCATTGTCGCTCTATCGGAACCTCAACGCTGGACCGACGGGCGACGTCGTCAAGGCCACCCCGGGGCAGATCAATGGAGGCATGCTCTTCAATCTCAATGCGGCTGTGCGGTTTCTGAAACTCTATGACAAGGCGAGCGCTCCGACCAGTTCCGATACTCCTAAGTTCACCATTCCGCTCAGCGCCAATGGCGAGCCGGTCGAGCTGCCGGGTGCGGTGTGCGGATTCGCTTTCGCCGCCGGGATCAGCATCAGGGCGACCACGGGAGCTGCCGACAGCGATACCGGGGCGCCGACCGCGAATGAGACGATCGTGCATCTGCTTTATTCGTGATGATGACCCGCCGGGCCCTGCTTGCGGGCCTGTTCGCGTTCTTTCAAAAACAGAAACCTAAGATGGCGTTTACTCCACACTGGATCGATAATTCGGCGCTTCCGGATACCCCTACGTTCGCGGACGCCGGCGGAGGCGCGCGCTGCGAATCCATAGTGAGGGATGGGGCGACGCTGTGGGGTGTATTCTTCAGGCCGCTGACCTTTTCGCCTTCCATCGCGCAGGCCCATTTCCGACTTTATAAGAGCCTCGATGCGGGCCTGACTTGGACCTACACGGGCCTCAATGTGGGAAACGTAGACCCAACGGATTTCGGCAGTGGTGAGTTCGCAGGAATACAGCCCCATGCCCGCACGCTCTTTATCCACCAAGGCTTCATTTACTTCGTTGGGATCAGGGGCGGAGACAATGGAGACAATTCCCCCTACTGGTCAAAGTTCGATCTGAGCAATCCGACGAATCCCTGGACCGATTGGGCAACGCTACCTTTTACGGCTAACACTGACACTGGCGGCTCAATCCCTAGCTTCTTTTGTGGCAGTCGTCCAGATGGTTCAATTCTTCTGGCTTTGCCAGTGGCTCCGGCATTTCCCAATGGAGTGCTGATTGCAAAATCAACAGACGGAATGGTCACGTGGACAACGCTCGGCACACTTGGCACCGTAACTGGGTTTCAGTCAGGCATACAAGTTAATATGCAGAGCGGGCTCGTGCATCCGACAACAGGACACGCCTATTTGTTTGTCCTTACGTCCGATTGGACCAGCGGTGCTCAAACAGGCGGAGACGATCTTTGCGTTGTAGTAGTCTCAGGCGCCGATGACAGTATAGGTGGATTCCAGACAATACAGACCGCGGTTGTTGACTGGGATTTCGGCGGAATTACCATGGCTACCGTCAATGGTCCTGGCGATATCTCGCCAGACGGAAATACAATCTGCCTGCCCTACGGTCTCAAGCTTGAGCCGGGCGGGGGATCGTCTCCAACATATAAGGAGCTGAAGGCGGCGTTCGGTGATCTTACAGTAGACCCCCTGAATCCCACCTGGAGCCTTACAACGATTGCGACCAGCCCTAATCAGATGACTTCGGACTGGGAAAAACTGACCACGATGGTTCAGTCAGCATATTTCGGATCGCAGCTCTGGACATACTGGATCACCCCATACCCGCTTACCAATGTAGACGCCCTTCCCCAGGACTATCGATTATGGCGAAGCAGTTATGTTGGCGGAGCGTGGGGAACGCCGCAGTTATGGTTCGATCCCGCGACCGATTCAACCGTCAACGGCGAGTCCTTCTATCCGGTGACGAACTTCCAGCTCGTCAAGGCGTTCACAAACGGAGTGGGCATCATGTTGGACGTTCGCCAGAAATACGCAGCGTATGACGGCCCTCCGTTCTCGGTAGCGGTTCGCAACTACGCCTCTGCTGGCGGCACGCTTGCGGGGCCGGGGAACTACGCAGCGGCATAAGGTGAGTTCGCGCTTAGTCTCTTTCGAATCGATCCAAAACCGTCAAGCCCAGCAAATTCACCAGGAGCACCATGAAGATTTGGTCCATCGTTCTCTTTTGCGCCCTTTCTCTGCCGCCCCTGCTTGCTCAGGGCTGGCAGGATCTGCCCAACACCAAGATGTCTGCGGTCTGCACCTACCCTGGAAGCTACAACTGCGCTGCCGTAGTTGCGTCATGGAGCGGCGGCATTGCCGACACCACGCGGAACCGCCTGATTGTTCACGGCGGCGGACACGGGGACTCTTCGGACAACGCCGTCTATGCGCTGAGCCTCACCGGAACTCCAGGATGGAGCCGCATCGTGAATGCGGGGCCTCCGAATCCGAACTACAACACGAGCTGCCCGATCTCGGTCGACGGCAGCACTCCCAACTCGAGCCACACCTACGACGGGCTTTCCTACGATTTCCTCCACGATCTGATGATCATGTTGCACGGGCCCGTGAATTGCAGCAACGGCACTCACTACGGCGATCTGTGGAGCCTGAACCTTGGAACACTGCAGTGGCTGCGGCTAGATCCAGTGAACGGCGCGCTGGGGCATCAGCCCAAGGACTATTACACGCCGGTTCCGATGACGAACTCGTTTGACCCCAACACGGGCCTCTCGTTTATCAGCACGACCGCCGAGCTGTGGTCTTACAACGCCTCAACGAACACGTACGTACTGCTGAACCAGTCTCTTTCCGTTCCGTACACTTCGGTTTCGGTGATCGATCCCGTTCGAAAGCTTCTCATTTTTATCGGTTCGCAAGGCCCCGGGGTTCAATATGGAATCGCGGGTGCGAACAGCCCAGGAATCGCAGTAGTCAACCTGGCGCCAGGGAGCAACTACCTGGCGACGAACTGGAGCAATCTCGTGAGCGGTTGCGCGATCCCGTTCGGCTCCGCCTTCCCTGGAGTGGCTTATCACAATCCGAGCGGTACCATTATGATCTGGCCGAACTTCGGCGGCACGGTCTATCAGTTCGATCCGGGCACGAAGATTTGTACGCCGCTGGTGTTCAGCGGAGGACCTCCGGATTCGAAGGACTATAACGGCGCGTCCTACTCCAGCGGAACTTCCGGGCGCTTTCAATACTTCCCGCCCCTTGATGCGTTTGTGGTGGTCAACAGCGTGTTCAATGATGCGTTCATGCTCACGCTTGGCCCCGCACCACCGCCGCCGGCGCCGATCATCACGAGCACGCTCACCGCGCCGGCGACCGTGGGCACCGCGTTCAGCTACAGCGTTACGGCCTCGAACATGCCGACCAGCTACGGAGCGAGCAGTCTTCCCCCGGGCCTTTCGGTCAACACGAACACTGGAGTGATCTCGGGAACTCCGACCGTGAGCAATCTCTTCAACGTCTCGATCTCGGCTACAAACGCCGGCGGAACGGGAAGCGCGACCTTGGCCCTGACGGTCAACCCTCAGCCCCCCGTCCCTTTCGATCTCAATGGCGATCGCGTGGTGGACGCCCTGGACGTCCAGATAGCGATCGATCAGATGCAGCCGGGGGCCTGCGCAAATGCTGATGTGAACGGCGACGGAGTTTGCGACGTCAGGGATGTAATTCTGGTAGCAAAGGCGACCCGGTGATGCTTCCTGAACGCCGATGGGAGCGTGAAGGGCCACTCTATCTCCCTCGGTACGAATTCCCGAGACGCGATCGCGAGCGCACCGAGCCGATTCATCGCCGGCGCGGAATCCCGATCCCCGGACTCGCCATTGCGCTCTCTGGAAACAATCAGGCCAAGGCCAGTGGTACTTCCACCGCGACGACGGCCTCTGCCGACACGACCGGCGCCACGCTCTTAACGGTTGTGGTTTCAACCTTTGCCCTTAGCGCGATCACCGTGACGATCAGCGATTCCAAAGGGAACAGCTGGAGTCGTGATGCTGCCAATTCTACGAATGGAAATGCAAACGTCGCTGTTTTTTGGTCTCTTCCAACAGCGGTCGGTGCTGGGCACACCGTAAGCTGCAATCCGAACGGTAGCGGATATCCCTGCATCTTCTTCGCTTGGTGGACGGGCACGCAGAACATCGGACGCGATCAGGCGAATGCCGCTAATAATGCAAGCGGGACAACGATCGCTTCGGGCTCGGTTACTCCGACCGCCGGTGGGTCCCTGGTGATCGTGGGCCTGGGAACAGGCGGAAACGCTCCGGGGACAACCTCGATCGATTCCGGTTTTACCATCCAGGATAGTCAAAACAATAATTCCTTTTCCTGCGGTGTGTGGGCTTATCTGATCCAATCCGTAGCGGCAGCCGTGAATCCAACCTGGACCACCGTGAACGCGCCCAAGGCCACTCGGATAGATAGCTTTTTAGCCGCCGTCTCCGGCGGAGGGCCTCTCATTGGAGGCGCTCTTTTGAGCGACGGAAGAGGTCTGGTAGTAAGGAGCTAAGCCCCATGTCCTACCTTGGCGATATCGCGCTCTCGCAAATTCTCTACACCAAGTTCACGACCGTGGCGGCCGCGACGGGCGCCCCGACAACTCTTTCTGGCTCCCCGGCCATCAGCGTCTACAAAGACGATGGAACCACGGAGAGCACGGCAGGGATCACGCTCACCGTTGACCATGACAGCCGGACGGGAATGAACCAGGTCAAGATCGACACCTCCGCGGATGGAACTTTCTACGCAGCGGGCCACGATTTTCAGATCGTGATCACGACGGGGACGGTGGGCGGCACGAGCGCGGTCGGTTATGTGATTGGAGAGTTCTCCATCAATAATCGGACCGCCCTTCGCCCCGCTACGTCGGGTAGAACCCTTGTGGTGGACGCCGCGGGCCTCGCGGATGCAAATGCCGTGAAGGTCGGCCCCTCCGGTAGCGGAACGGCACAGACCGCGCGCGATCTCGGCCTGAGCGTTCTTCTTTCATCCGGAACCGGCACGGGACAACTCGATTTCACAAGCGGAGTCGTGAAGGCCAACCTGGCGCAGATACTCGGGACGGCGCTCACTGAAACCGCGGGCCAGATCGCCGGAGCCTTCAAAAAGCTTTTTGACGTGGCGGCCCCGACGCTGACCTGCCTGGATATAAACCAGACTGGTGATTCTTACGCGCGGCTCGGCGCTCCGGCGGGTGCCTCTGTCAGCGCCGATGTCGCGGCGGTCAAGGGCGACACAGCCGCGATCAAGCTGAAGACCGACAACTTACCAGGTTCGCCCGCGGCGACAGGCGACGCTATGGCCCTGACTGCGCTTCACAGCCCGAACCTTGAAAGCGGGACCGCGCAGGCCGGCGGGGCCTCGACCATCACGCTGCGCAGCGGAGCCTCGGCTACCGACAGCCTCTACAGGGGAGAACAAGTCGAAATCTATGGCGGAACCGGCGCCGGTCAGGCGCGGGTGATTACGGCCTACGTCGGATCGACCAAAGTGGCGACGGTCGACGAGGCCTGGACCACGCAGCCTGACAATACCTCCACTTACCGCCTGATTCACCGCTCCGCGAAGCTAGACTCCTCGCAGCAGGTGGTGGCTGCGAGCGTGCAGGGGAATGTCACCGGAAGCGTGGCATCGCTGACCGTCAACAATGACAAGACGGGATACGCGCTTACCGCCGGCTACGACCCCGCGAAGACCGCCGCCCAGGCGGGCGACGCCATGGCCCTGACCTCGGGCGAGCGCACGACGCTCGCTGCTGTTATCTGGAACGCCCTGACCTCCGGCATGACGACCGCCGGAAGTATCGGGAAGCGGATCGTGGACTTTTTAACGGGCGACATCTATGCGCGCCTGGGAGCCCCGGCGGGAGTGAGCCTTGCGGCCGACGTAGCGGCCGTGAAGAGCGATTCCGCCGCCATCAAGGCAAAGACCGACAATTTGCCGGCGTCTCCCGCGGCGACGGGCGATGCAATGGCTGTGACCGGCGATTTCAGCGCGACAATGAAGTCTAGCCTGAATGCCGCTACTCCTTCCGTAACGGTTTCAGACAAGACTGGTTTCTCCCTGTCTGCAGCCGGTATCCAGGCCATTTGGGATGCGCTCACCAGCGCCTTGACGACAGCGGGCTCGATCGGAAAGCTGCTGGTCACCAACGTCGATGCGGTGATATCGAGCAGGTCCGCTTATGCCGGAGGAGATACCTCCGGAACCACTACGCTGCTGAGCCGGATCGCCTCGGCCTTGACGATCACCGGCGGCAAGGTGGACGTGAACGACAAAACGGGCTTCGCCTTAACCGCCGGCTACGACCCCGCGAAGACCGCCGCCCAGGCGGGCGATGCCATGGCCCTAACATCAGGTGAACGCACAACGCTCGCCGCTTCTATCTGGAATACGCTGACCTCCGGCATGACAACCGCAGGGAGTATCGGGAAGCGGATCGTGGATTTTTTGACGGGCGACATCTATGCGCGCCTGGGAGCTCCGGCGGGAGCAAGCTTGGCGGCCGACGTAGCGGCCGTGAAGAGCGATTCCGCCGCCATAAAGGCCAAGACCGACAATTTGCCGGCGTCTCCCGCGGCGACGGGCGATCCGATGACGCTCACCAGCGGCGAGCGGAACTCAACCGCGGACGCGCTACTCGATCGCGCCAATGGAATCGAGACCGGCCAGACACCACGGCAGGGGTTAAGGCTGATGCTCGCTTCCCTGGCCGGGAAGCTGTCGGGCGCAGCGACGACGACCGTGAGCATCCGGGATACCAACGACAGCAAGGACCGTATCGTGGCCACCGTGGACCCTGACGGCAACCGTTCGTCGGTGACCCTGGATGCGAGCTAGATGTTTCCGCGAACATATTTTGCCGGCCGCTACTTTGCACCGCGGTATTTCTCGCAGTCGCAAGGGCTCGTTCCGGCCGGCCTGTCGGTAGAGATCGCAACGGTTCAATCGCTCAGTTTGACGCGGACAACCAGGAGTCTGTCGGCATCGCGAGAAGTGAACTCCCTTTCTCAAATACATTCCGTGCGAGGGCTTCCATAAAAATGGCTGAAAATCTGGTCGAGGGCTGGACAGAACGAATACGGCAAACGCTGCTTGGCGACAACGCGGCCGTGAATCTGACGGGCCTGACGGTCAGCCTGCAGCTCTACGACCGCAACGATCGGCTGACTACCCCGTCCGGCGCCGCGGGAATCGACACTGCTGCTGCGGGCATCGCTTATTTTGACCCGGCCGGGGGGGACCTGCTGGCGCGCTTGTCTCCCTATCGAATTCGCTGGAAGGTCGTCGACGGGAGCGGAAAGATCACCTATTTTCCCAACGACTCCCCGGATCTGTGGATCGTTCGCAAACCTTGACGAAGAAATGACCCACGGGTCCATTCGCGCTTGGCGAAACCACAGCTGTCGCTGTACTGTTTGTCGCCGAGCCCACGCCGAGCGTTGCAAGGTATGGAGGCTGTCGAGCCTTGATCGAGCTCGCTCCGTCCGCAGGGAGGCCGACCGGCGCCGCCGAGAACAAGACGCGGCCTGGCCTGGTAAGCACAGAGAACAAGAGCGAAAACGCCGGGCCATCAAGCGTCGTAATCGTCTTGCGCTAACCCTCTCGGTAGACGTGGGGGCGCTGGCTTCCCGTAAATTCAAATCGACCGAGCAGCGTGATCATGCAGTCGACGTCGACGATTTCATTCAAGAGGCCTGGATCCGCGCGTTGAGCGCGGCTTCAAGATTCGACCCGGCGCGGGGCGTAAAGCTGAGGAGTTTCGCCTCGGTGAGAATCAGCAGGGGCCTTCAGGACTTCCTGAGAGCAATCGATCCGCTCAGTCGAACGGATCGAAAACTGGTCAAACTCGGTAAACTCGACACCCCGGTGTTCGTGCCCCTGCGGGACAGTGCCTGAGTGAAGAAGAAAGAGGAGTATATGAAAAAGTTATTGTTGTTTCTTTTGCCGGTGTTCGGGTTGGCCCAGACACTTGCGCCATCCGTGTCGCCTTCGAGTGTCAGGGCCGGACAGACGACGACCGTTACTCACACCCTCACGCCATCAGCCACCGCGCCAGTCTCCGCTGTGCAGTCGAATACGGCGGGCCTGCCTACTGCGGCATTCGCAGCATGGACGGCGGGAGCTGCTACAACCGCAGCCGGCAAAACTACTTCTGGGCAGCAGTCAGCCGAACTCACGGCGGGAACGAGCGCGGCCAGCGCAACGACCGCTTTAGGCGCCGGCCCGGTGGCATCCTCCGTTGTGACCGTACCCGCGAACACTCCCCCCGGGATAGTCACCATCAGCGTCGCGGGAGCGCTGGGAGCGAGCCCGACCGGGCAACCCGTCGTAATCACGGCCGGCCCTGCGGCAGTGCTCACGGTTCTGGACCCAAAAGACGTAAACGGGGATGGAAAGGTGGACGCGTCGGACCTGGCCATCGTTAAGCTACAGGCTCTCGGTGTCTATTTTGGTCAAGCGTGCACTATCGGAGACGTGAACGGCGACGGCCAATGCGATATCACCGATGTGCAGCTGGTAGCGAAGGCAATCCCGTAAAGCCAAGTTCGCAAAAAACTCCATGGGCGATCTCTCACCTCACTTCAGCGAATACGAATTTGCATGCCAGCATTGCGGTCTGATCAAACTCGACCCAGCTTTAGTTCCCGCGCTCGAGGACCTACGCATGCTGGCGGGCGGAAAGCCGATCAAGATCCACGACGCCTATCGCTGTGAAGTTCATAATGCCCAAGTGGGCGGCGCTCCGCAGTCCGAGCACGAGACGGGATCGGCCGCGGATCTCGAGATCGAAGGGTTAAGTCTCAAGGAAATGCTTGCCGCCGCACTCCGTAACCCGGCTTTCGGAGGAATCGGGCTCTATCCCGATGAAGGTTTCATCCACGTGGATGTGCGCGAGCGTTTCGCTCGCTGGGCCCGAGTAGCCGGCAAATACGTGTCCTACCAGGAAGGCATCACGGCCATGTTCGCCAAAGATCACGAAGGGGGAGAAAAAAACCGGTAAGAAGCCCGTACGCAAGCGCGTGACTTTCGGCAGACTGACGATTCAGCACTGGACTCGCTTCAAGCGCCCTTCAATCGGGTTGGGTCTCAACTTCGAGGATCGCCTGATGTGGGCAAACCTGCTCTTCTGGACCGTCTCCGTTTTCTGGAACACAAGATGAAAGTCTCGGCACGATCAAATCTGGATCAACGCGAAACAGTCGGCAGATTTGCTCAGCGCTGAATCGGCGGTACTCCACGAATTGCATATCCGCTGTCGTGTATTGAATACGGACTGTTTTTCCAGGGACACCGGACGCCTTGGACGCGAACCTCGAAAGCACCGGCGCCAGTAGTGCAGCAATAAATGAACGCCGATCAGTCATCAGTTCCAAGTGTAACGCCCTCTGACGAAGCGCGCAAGAAAGCCAACTACGTGGGCGCACCAGCGATCTTCGCGCTGGAGTTGGCCTGCCACGACATCTGCCAAGCGTTCAATGGGTACGGCTGCTACCTCGTGGGCTCCGCTATCGAAAGACCGGACTGGCGGGACGTGGACGTGCGCTTCATTATGGATGACGTTGCCTTCGCGGCTTTCTTTCCGAATGCCGGGCAGCACCGGGAGCACGATACGCGCTGGCTACTGCTAACCGTTTCGATTTCGGAACGGCTTTCTAAGGTTACCGGTCTCCCGGTCGATTTTCAGTTCCAGCCACAGACTCACGCGAACGAGCGCCACAAGGGTCCGCGCCATTCGATCGGCCTGCGAATTAAACACACATGAAATCACTACTATTTTTGCTTGCTCTCTCTTGCCAAGCGCAGAACTGGGAATATGTTCAGGCTATCGAAGGCTCGAAAGTATTTCGTCTGCTCCACGGGCAGTACATCGCGCTCGACCTCACGCCAAGCCAGTCAGTTAGCGGACCAACGGTAAGCTTTTCTCCGCAGGGCCGCCGCCATCCTGACCGATCTCGCCGGCAAGCGTATTAAGGGCGTTGGCATCGACGCGCTGATGATCTGTTCACCTTCTGGAAATCCCATCAGCGCGGGCTCAGTGTACCGCTTAGCCAGTCAGCAAGGAATCTCCTGGATCTCGCCCTCGCTTGCTGGACCGTTGTTCCATAAGACCGCAGCCCTCAGCTTGCCATCGCTGCTGCTCTCGGGAGCAACCTACGCGAGTCTGGGCATTCCGGTTCTGGGCCAGGCCGGCGTGATCTCAATGACCAGCAAGTTCATCGTCGGGATCCTCAGCGGCCACGCTCTGTTCGATTCGTTCAAATCTCAGCTCCAGGCGCAGGCCGCCTGATCCGACGCCGCTGCTTTGGCTCGTTGCTAGATCCTGAAACCGTTCTCTCGTTCCCGGCCGGATGCCGCGAGTCGAGAATGGTGACCGTCTATCAAAAGAACCCGGTGAGTGGGACCTTCCCACTCACCCAATAAAAAGGAGAAACATGACACCCATCAGCGTAGCCAACGAAAAACCCCAGCCTGACGCCGCCCTCTATGGCACAGACGCCCTGGAATTATTCACATCCTACAGCCGCGATTCCTATCTGGCGGCGTTCCAGGTGGAAGCTCCCGCCTTCGATCCGTCGAAGCCCACCAAGACATGGTTTGACTCCTCGGTCGATCTGAGCGACCCGGACAACAATCTCGTGCAGTACAACAAGCTCGCGCCGCTCAACGGTAGCTGGGGAATCAAGAAGTTCACGCTGCTCGCAGCCGACGCTGCCGTGGTGAACCTCCTGCCGCGCCCCTCCGTAAATGTCGACCCCAGCAAGTTAAGCAAAAGCCTGACTCCGGTTCCGGTTCGGCAATTGAAGCCGGACGAGACTCTGCTTCCCACCTCCGACGGCCTGGGAGTGCACATTCACCGGGACGGCTTCATGCCGCAGGACAACACCTTCCTTCTGAGCGACCGCGTCCTGCTCTACAAGATCGCTCAAAAAATCGGCGCCTAAGGGCCGACTGCCAACACCACTGACTCAGATGGGACATTCGCATTGTGGGAACCGGACCAGCCGGTGAAGAGCAGACCATCAACGTTTGTGAAAAACAGGCAACGCTCGAAGCGATCTGGCTTCGAGTGGAAGGCCAGCTGAGGCCGCTCCAGATTCCGCCCGGAACGACGGATATCCAAATCCAGTTAAAAACGAAAGGCTGAAACGACATGTTCACTTCGATGAAAACTATCTGTTCGCTTCCGTCGAAATAAAGCCTTCTATGCCGAGCCCTCTGTTCATCCAGATCCGCAGCACGATCGCGAACGTGCTCATTATCCTGATCTTCGCGCCAGCGCTGGGGGTGTGGCTCGCTTTCATGGGCGGAGAGATCCATGGATGGAAGGATTTCCCCAAGGCGCTTGATCACGGGCTGATGCTGGGCGCCGCGATGGCCTTCGGCTGGCTTTTGATGAAGAGTCCCGGCGGCGAATATTTTAGGACGTTGATCAGCTCGCTTCGCACTACAACGGATCCAGACGGCCAGGTCCACCAGGAGAAAGTGCTGGTCAGCTCGCCGCTCCCTCAGCCCGGCACGAAGACCACGACATCGATCGAGTCTGGGAGTGCCCAGGTCACGCAGGAGACGCACGTACTCGACGACAAGGGGGAATAAGAATGCTGATCAAGGCCCGTTTTGTTGCCCTGGCCGTATCGCTGTGCTGGATGGTGGGAGCGTATGCACAGTACGGTTCCAGCAACGGAAATGAGGTGCGGTTTCGCGATAACGCCAATGATGTTCGATTTCGGGACACCGAGCGCAGGATCGACGTGCTTGAGAGCATGAAAATCGGCGATCAGCTGGCCCGCATCACTACATTGCTGGAGGTCAACGCGCGGGCTTCTGAGAGCACTCACAACACCATGCTCGCTTTTGGCGTACCGGTAGTCGTGCTCTCCCTGGAGGCTTTGTTTCGTCTCCTGGCGGGGTTGAAATTGAGAGGTTAAACGCGGTTTGGCTTCGAGTCGAGCGAAAAGTCCAGCGGTGGCTCGAGAGGACATGACGCGCCGCTGGTGGGATTACGCCACGTAGATGAAGCCGGGGTCATCGAACGGAGTTCGGACTTGGATCAGTTAGGCGGGTGAAAAGTATTGCGGGAACAACCTGCTTCCGGTTTGACATACTGACACCAATGTCAGGTAGTGTATCAGTTTGAATTTCAAAATTCAAACTGATACACTAATGTCCTCTTGGGAACTGCTCTAACTCTAGCAGCGACCATTTGTCACCGCCGATATCCTTGACCTTGCAGCGGAATTGCGTTCTCAGCATGGCTCCAAAGGAATTCTGCGAATCCACATGGGAGAGCACCCAGTAGGTGCCGTCTCCAAGATAATTCACATCGGCCTCGCTAACATCCTGAAATTGAGCTGTCGCCGGAGCCTTGAGTCGATCCTTCATGAACTTCTGAGACATTCGTGCAGCGGTCTGCTTGCTATCCGTGGATCCCCACCGGGCTTCCCTAACGCTCCGCTCGGCTTCAGCCTTAGCTAAACCGAGGCGGCGGCCCTGCTCTGGCGTTAAGGGCGGGATCCTTGTGACTCAGGGCGATTCCGATCGTTGCCAACGAAACAACCACCAATGCTCCGAGTACGCCCGTGACCAGAGGAGCCAGGTTCCGCCCTGGCAGAACATTCGCCCTGGGGTCGGTCGCAAACTGATATCCGCAGTTCGGACAGAACCTCATAGGGTCTTCATAAATGTGGCGACAGCCAGGGCATTCAATGGCCAAATTAAAAATTAGCTCCGGTCCTTCAGTGTCGAGATCTCCCGCTTGCGCCATTTTCCAAGTAACTGTTCTGAAATCAGAACAGTACTAAAACCTGATATATTCGCGGATGCCATTCTCATCGCTGACCACCCACAGTCGCGGGGCGGGGCCGTTTAGTCAGTTTGGCTGGAGGGCCATATTGAGCCTCTGTTGCCTCAAACCAGGCCTGGGCTGCCGCTAATCCCCCCTCCTGCTTATCCGACATCCCATGGCAATACAGGGCCCAGAACCATCGATCAATATCCTTTTGTGTTTTTAGTCTGAACTTTATTTCCATTGACTGGTTAGGTTTACCCGACATAATTGGTCCAACAGTTATTTTGGGCTTGACCCCTTTGGGCCAAAGGCCCATACTACCTACGTGAACGACGGAACCAACGTAACACAGTCAGGCGACGAGAAACCGGTACGTCCAAACGTGGTCTTTCCGGCCTGGGTGTGGGACCGCGTGAAGAAAGCGGCCATCGACAAGAAAATCGCAACGGGCCAAACGCTTACACCCGGTGAGTTCGTAGTGGACATCGTAAAAAAACACCTTGGCCTGAAGGCCGCCTAACATGCCAAAACCAATCCTAATGGAAAGATCAAATCTACTGCGGATGCCCCGCACCGTCAATCCCGAGGGGCCGCAAACGCCTGATCCCATTGGAAGCCCAGGGCCACGCGGAACGAGTGAAGTTCTAGATGTTGTGCGAGACGACATGACGCGCCGCTGGTGGGATTACGACACGAGCATCGTGACGATTCGGCGGAAGCTGAACATCAGTATTCCCAGGGCTGAGCGCATAGTGCGCGCCGGCCTGCGGGCCAGGTTCGGGAGGAAGGCCGCATGAGCGCCCTAGCTCCCGCCCTTATCGAAGGTGTGGGAGTTGCGCTAATTTTCCTTGTCTTGTTCCACGGTTCCATCGAATCGGCAAGGCGCGAGCAATTACGGAGGGGCAAATGACCGACATTCGCGAAGGCTTGGCAGTGTATCGAAAGCTACACCGGCTAGAAGGCATTGTTGCTGTGCTCACGGCTTGGGCGGCGACCATCACGGTTTTGTTTTTTCTCAGGTAGGACGAATGGACGGCCGAACTCTAAATCGTCGAAAACGGACTTCCATCCCGATCAATGCTTCTGAGGGGAACTCGGAGTGTTCAGTATCTGGTTTGCCGTCTCCATCAGCGCCCATCCCAGCCTCCGGGCCTCGTGAACAGGAATGGCGATCTGTAGCATTTGCACGATTGGCTTGGACTCGAGAGATTTCTGTCCGGAACCGTCTTTCGTGCCTGGATCTGGAGCGGCTTCGCCAGGCATCAGTGAGTCCCATTCTGTCGGGGCAGCCAGTACCGGAAGCAACTTTTCGAATTGTTCCAGCTTCAGCAGGAGAATGATGGCCATCTCAGCATCGAAGACTTGCGAACCTACGACGGCGCCGCGAATGATTAAGCGTCCCTCGGAATCGACCAGCGGGCGAATTGGCATTGCGGATTTCCTTTTTGGCGTGAATTGAGAGCTAATGCAACAAATACAACATATCGCAACGCGCCAACGGGAGAGCGCGCGTCGGCGCCGGAAATGGATTGGCGGTGCGATCGTGGCGGTTTTCTCGCTGGCGGTGGTCTCCTCGATCGCGGAGAATTTCGGCAGAGAGCCGCTGATCATGATCGCGGCCATGATGGCCTGCTGCCTGGTGGCCTGCTGGGGCGCCCGATGATCGTGACCTGTGTCGCCAACTCCGCCTTGAAGCTGCTGCTCGAGCCCGAGAGCGTTATCGAGCGGGCTTTCCTCGAGGAAATGGCGGGGCGCTCCGAGAAGGGCGCGACTACGGTTTTGGCGCTGCCTAAGAACGGCGAGAACGTCCCTTATACGGTCGAGGTTTCGCTATGAATCGCGAGCTGGTGATCGATGAGCGGATTTCCGGTCTCACCCTGGACGACATCCGGATGTACGTGCGAGCCACTTTCCGTTTTGAGGGCATGATTACCATTACGAGACTGAGGTTTAACGCCCCATTGGACCGAGGGGCGGTTCCCTCCGAAGGCCAGCAGCGCCCTCGTATCCCGATCGTGATTGGCCCGCTGGATATCGCGCGAATGGAGCGCTTGCAGCGATGACCTCTTCGCAGGCCCACCGGCTCGAGCAAATCGTCAAGCGCCTGGGCGCCTCCGACGGAGAACTGCTGTGGCTTGCCCGGCACTGCGCCGTGGATGACTCCTTGGTTTCGCTCGGAGCGCTGAGCCGGGTGGACGCCGAAGACATGATCGAGACGCTCGAAACCTACGAGCGCTGGCTGCTCGACCACGGCCAGCAGACCGCCGAGGAAATGATGCTCGACGACCTCCGGGGACGGGAACTGGCGCATGCTGCTTGAAGTCGTCGCAGGCCTGCTGCTGATCGGTTACGCGCGTGTCGCGCGCTGGAGAAAGCCGAAATGAAGCTCTTTGTTTCGAACATTCACTTTGACGCGACCGAACAGGCCCTTCGCGAGTTCTTCGGGAACGCTGGTTATACCGTCCTTGACCTTGTGGTCCGGACGAAGGAGACCGAGAGAGGCAAGCGCCGTTTCGCCTTCGTCGAGATCGCGGACGGTCAAGCCGACGATGCGATCGACGAATTGGATGGATCCGAATTTATGGACCGGCGGCTGAACGTCCAGCGCGCGCGACCGGTGGAGACAAGGGAAACACGGCGAAGCAGGGGCGCAACAAGTACCTGAATGCCACGGCCACGCTGTCTCACCTGCGACGGCGTCGAGTTTGTGATCGAGTATTATCTCCGGTGGAAAAAGCGCCGGGAAGGACAGGCGCCCTTGGAATGCGTCCGGCGCCTGGAGTCGGAGCGCGAAGGCCGGTCGCGGATCGCGGACCTGGGCAAGGACGATTTCTCCCCCGAAATTGTGAGCGCGGCTCGTCCCTGCCCGCGATGCCGGCCAACCGTGGCGGCGGAAGCCGAGAAAAAGGCCGAGGCCGAACGGAAAGCGGGCGAGACGGAGCCGCCGGAAAGAGATTGGAAGATGGCCCAGGCGGGGGATTTTTAGGACGAAATGGAAGCGACCAACAATTCCGGGCGCGTTACGCAGGGCGGGGCAATCTGCATTATGCGCGATCGCCACTTTACCTGCGATATCTGCGGTGGCCCCGGCGTCAAGATGGTTCCCAATCAGGTCCGCCATCAAGGGGAATGCGCTGCTGTCGCCAAGCGCAAGAACGCGTCGCGAGCATTGGCTCGCAAGATGCGGAGAACGGCCTGAATGGGCAAGACGTCGATCGAGTGGACCGATCACAGCATCAACCCGTTCCGCGCGCGGAATCGCGACACGGGACAGGTGGGGCACTTCTGCGTGAAGATCTCTCCGGGATGCAAGTATTGCTACAGCTCGCGACTTCAATCACGCTTCGGCACATTTCCATTCGTCGTCGAGAATCGCGACAAGGTCGAATTGTTCCTCGACGAATCCAAACTCCAGGACGTCCTTCGGCGAAAGATCCCCACGAAATACTTCTGGTGCGACATGACCGACATGTTTCTGGAAGACTATCCGGACGAATGGATCGACCCCTGTTTCGCCACCATGGCGTTGACGCCCTGGCACACGCACCAGGTCCTCACGAAGCGAGCGGCCCGGATGCAGAAGTATTTTGCAGACCTACATCGCCTAGGAAGTGATCGCGTGATGGCTATACGCACAAAGACGCCGGATTACATCGCGTTCGTTCAGGACAAAGCGAGTCCAATCCACTTCCCGTTACCCAACACGTGGCTGGGCGTGTCGGTCGAAGACCAGCAGCGCGCCGATGAGCGGATCCCATTGCTCCTGCAGACGCCGGCTGCCGTAAGATTCGTGAGTTACGAGCCTGCGCTCGGCCCGGTGGACTTCACGCGACTGTATGGAAAGATTACGTGGCGAACGGGACCGGAACCGGGAGACGCCTGGGTCGATTTATGCGTGGACTCCCTGGGCGGAAAGTGCACCGCGGCATGGTGCGGAAGGAAATCAATACCAGACCGGCCGCTTCCCGCTCATCTCGACTGGGTCATCGCCGGCGGCGAGAGCGGTCCTGAAGCCAGGGCCGCCCACTCCGATTGGATCAGGGGGGTTCGCGATCAGTGCGTGGCCGCCAGGGTTCCGTTCTTCTTTAAACAATGGGGACAATGGGCGCGCTGGAGCCCGAATCTGCCTGCAGGAGACGTTATCCACGTGGCTACAGATGGGGCCTACGGAGAATCTGCCTCGTCGGCCGGCTATGTTCGCCGTGGCGGCAGCATTGTCTCTGACTCTACGACCGAGCCCCTGGTGCCGATCGGTAAGAAGGCCGCCGGCCGCCTGCTCGATGGCCGCGAATGGAGTGAGTTTCCAAAGCAAGCTTGGGTTGGCGGGGAGCTACGGCAGTGAGATTCCCTGGCGTGGTCTGTGTATGTCTCCTTCGATGGAGCTGTGGTTCGGCAGCGGACACCGCGGCTGGGATCTCTACGCAGAATAACCTGGCGCCGGCAGCAACGACCGCACGAGCGAAGATCCGCCAACAATTTTTAGAGTTTTTTCCTCCGTCACTTGGAAAAAGAAGGGGCGGCTCTGCGTTCCCTGCCGCCTCCGTCAGGGAGAGCCGCCCCTTCTTGTTTAACTGCGCGAGCCCCGTCGCCGGAGTTCGCGCCAGGCCTGAACGAGCTGCTGCACGTAGGTCGGCCGCGGCGCCGCGCCGCGACTTATTCTGCACATCTCGAGAGCAGCTTCATAGAACTTTTGAAGCTCCGCGAGGCTCATTCTGCGGAGGCGAGAGCGCAGCTCAGCAATTTGCTCGACGGTTAAAGGCCCCTCGCCGGTGCAGCTCCACACTCTCTGATCCTACATCGAGGGGATCCGCATGAAGGCGATCAGCCTGACCCAGCCCTGGGCTTCTTTAGTCGCCATCGGCGCCAAGCGCATCGAGACGCGCGCCTGGTCGACTTCCTACCGCGGGCCGATGGCAATCCATGCGGCAAAAAGCTTCCCTCGATTCGCGAAGGATCTCTGTTTGAGCCGGCCGTTCTTTGCCGCGCTCGGCTGGCCTTCCGCACTCGAACCACTCACCCAGGCCTGGCTCGATGACAACTTTCAACGTACCAAGGACCTTCCCCTTGGCTGCGTGCTCGCGACCGCCAGGCTGGCGGATTGTCTTCCGACTGTTCTGATTCCGAAAGTTGTCCGGCCGTTTACGGAGCGGGAAAAGACGTTCGGAAATTACGAGCCCGGCCGGCATGGATTTCTCCTCGAAGATGTGGTCCAGCTCGCCGCGCCGATTCCGGCGAAAGGCGCGCTGGGGTTGTGGGATTGGGAGCCGTCCCAATGAGCCGACCACTGGATGGAAACCCAAGGATCAGCATCGAGGAAATCGTGGGGCGCCTCCAAATCGGAAAGAAGGCTGTCTATGCACTGCTCCACCAGAAGGAGATTCCATCCATCCGGATCGGGCGCAAGTGGATCATCTCGCGCGGGGCCTACGAGCAATGGGAGCGAACCTTCGGAAGCCGGGATCAATCCGTGGGCGATCGTGCGGCGGGGGCGATCCGATGAACTTGAAACCTGCTAGGCTGTTTCTCCAACAGGAGGAACGGAACAATATGGCGCGCCGGAGGTTCCAACGCACCGGGAGGCTGTTTAAGGAAGGCAATTGGTGGCGGCTGCAGTATTACGAGCATGGCGATCCGGGAATGAAGCCGCGGAAGCGCAACGAAGCCTTGGGCCTTTGCCGGGGCGCCGAAGCGATCCCTGAAAAAGAAGCCAGGCGCCGCGCGGCCGAGAAACTCCGCGAAGCGAACCTGGCCGCGATCGCGCCGGGGTCGACTATGCTGCTGCGCAATTTCATCGAGCGCCATTTTCAGCCGGAGCATGTGGCCACGCTCAAGCGCGGCGGGCAAACCCACTACCGCGTCAACCTGGCGCCTCTGCTCGCCGCATATGGCGATTGGGCACTTCGCGACATCCGGCAAGAGCACATCCAAAAGCTTTGCCTGGGCCTGCTCGCCCGAACGTACACGTGCGGGAAGGGCGACAGGGCGCATCAGATTCCCTATAGCGTGCAGTCTGCCCTGCATCTGAAAAACGCGGCCAGCCGGGTATTTGAACACGCCAAGGATTTAGGGACCTACCCTGGTGAGAATCCAGCGCGCCGCGTGCGGCTGCCGGAGATGAAACGCAAGGAGAGCCACACGCTGAGCGCCGACCAGGTGCAGCGTCTCCTGGCCGCCTTGCCCGAGCCGAGCCGCGCGATCGCGGAGCTCGCAGTCCTGACGTCGATGAACATCGCGGAGATTTGCGGGCTGAAGTGGGGCGACGTGAATCTGACCCCGCGGTGGCTGATCTCTGAAGGCGAGCCCATTCCTCCGCGCGCGATCGCGGTTCGACGCCAGTTCCGGGAGGGTGAATACGGGACGCTGAAAAAACCCAGCCGCGCGATTGGATCTTCCCGGCGGAGAGACCTGCCGATCGATGGCGCACTCGCTAAGCTGCTCCGGTCGCTGAAGCCCGGACCGCCGGACCGACCCGTTTTCCACTCGCGAACCGGAACGCCGGTAGATGGGCACAATGTATTCAATCGCCAGTTGAAGCCGGCGGCGCGCCGGCTGGGGATGCCCTGGCTCGGCTGGCACACCTTCCGGCACACGCACGCGACTCTGCTGCGGCAGGCGGGCGCCGCGCCGGCCGATCAGATGGCCATGATGGGCCACGCGGGGCTGCGGATGACGATGAGCTACGGGGAGCAGGACCTCGATCGCCGGCGCCTGGCGGTCAGCCGGATTGCCGGGAAGATCGCGGCGCGAGCGCCAAGGAAAGCGAGGGCGAGGGCTTGAGATCTACTCGGCTGACTCTCAGCACCGCGGAACACGTAAATATGGAGCCCGCTCCAAAAGGTACGGCGAAGTCATTAAGGCGCGCACTGGAACCGGCACATCGTGAAGACGAGGCAAGGCTAACCCACCGTTGGGAGTGTCATTGCGGCAAGGGTGGATGGATGGAGCCAGCCACGCGCAATGGCTTCCCGGACCTTTCTCTAGCGGGCCTAGTACGGCAAGCGCGACGAATTCACAATTGCCCCGACCCCGATATCGTATCCGTGCATTCCAAGCAAGAACATGAGGCGAGGGAATATGATGAGCGCTCGGGGCGTGCGCGCGCACGGAGGAGTTGGTAATCATGAAGAAAACCCCGCCCGAACTAGACCGCATTGTGGACGTGGTTTTGGCATACAAGCCAAAGCCGAGCCGGATCGCGCGGAAGATCGCGCTGCGGGGGGCAGAAGAAGGCGAGGGCCACGGCTTGACTCTTCGTAGAAGCACGCTGAAGGACCAGTGCGTTATCATTGCGCGCGCCGATGCCAAAGAGTGCGTAAAGCTCCTTGAGGAGGTCCTCGACTTCATAAAATGTTACCCTGAGTTCCGCCAAAGGGACGAACAGATGAAGGAAATTCGATTGGTCCTTCGTAAGCTGCATGCGGCGTCGAGCAGAGGTAGGCTTGCTTGGGGCGATGTTCCAAGTAGGGTGCGTCCCAATCGACTACGAGTGCCGAAAAAGCGTAGCGGTGCGAAAGCGAGGGCGACGGCATGAAGCGTTCCCGCGAAATGGTCTTCGATGAGGAGGTCGATCATAGGAACGGCGTCCGGATCTTCAAGCGATGCGAGTGCGGGGATTGCAAGATAGATGGCGGTTGGATTAAGATGGTCGATTTTCAGCCTCGGCCGCTTGGGTCTCTCAGTAAGCAAAAAGCGCTGGCGAGACGGAAGCCGGCGTCCACGACTGCGGCGCTCTCTCCTAAGGAGCTTTCGGACCTCATAAGACAATTGAAGGTGCTACGGGCGTGCCTGGTGGAGCTGCTACCTCCGGGCATGACGCTAGAGAATAGCCGTTGTCTTGACTGGGAAAAGGCCACGGGCTGGATTGCAAGATTGGAGCACGTTCGCCACGCTGAAGTTACATTCCCTCCGATTCCGGAACGAAAAAAGAACGAGGATGTGGAGTTTGCTGGCAAATGAGTAAAGTATTACAGCCTTCTAAGCTGAGGGTCGCTGGTTCGAGTCCAGCCGCGCCTACCAGATCTCCAATAGAATCAGTATGTGATTCTTCGGCTAACCTCCCACGCGGGGTCCAAAACCCCTCCACGGTCCAGAATTCTGGACCGAAATTGGACCGAGATTGCCGCTCGCGGCATATTCCGCTAATCCAGGCCTCGGTAAGCGCCGAGGAAATCGCGCGGACGATGGAACAAATCGGCCTGCCTGCGGAGGTCGTCTATGCCTTCCGCAAGACCGGGAGAATTGTGTGCGATACGAATCTCCATTTGATCAGTGCGCAGGATCGGGCTGAATGGACCGCCGCGGTGGATGAATTTCGTGGAGCCAGAGATCCCAGTTTGAGTAAAAGGTGATTTTGAAGAACCAAAAAGGAGCGAAATGAAACAAAGGAAGCAGCTGATCCGGCAGGGCGACGTGATGTTTATTCCGGTAAAGAAACTGCCGGCGGGAGAGCGCAAGCAGCGCGCGGATGGGGCGGTTGCCTATGGCGAAGTCACCGGGCATTCGCACCGCCTCGCAATGGAGGACCAGGTTCAGGCCGAGGTGCTCGAGATCGGCGGCGGTGTGTACGTGCACGTGGGTGAGGCCGGCCTGAGCATCAAAGGGGGCGCCGATTTCGTGCACGAAGAGCACGGCACTGTAACGCTCGCCCCCGGCGATTACGAGGTCCGCATTCAGCGGGAATACTCGCCGGAGGAAATCCGCAACGTGGTGGACTAGCTTATGGTTGCGAAGATCACCCAGCTTACGCCTGGGCAGGAGAGCCGCCTGCGCGAGGTCTACGCCGAGTGGCTCGCGGTGGGCAGATCGTGCGAGCCACTCGACCGCGCCGAGGCGACCGCGATCGTCGGAGAATTCTACGCGCGCATCGGGAAGCCGCGCCCGCCGGTTCTTTTCTTCAGCTCGCCGCTGATTTGTATTCTAGCCTATGGTGCCCTGAGCGCGGCCGGCGTTGAGCCGGCCGCGCGAAATTTGCGGGGCCAGCTTTGGGGCCAGCTTTGGGGCCAGCTTTGGGGCCAGCTTCGGGGCCAGCTTTCGGACCAGCTTCGGGGCCAGCTTTCGGACCAGCTTTCGGACCAGCTTCGGGACCAGCTTTCGGACCAGCTTTGGGGCCAGCTTCGGGGCCAGCTTTGGGGCCAGCTTCGGGGCCAGCTTTCGGGCCAGCTTTCGGACCAGCTTTCGGACCAGCTTTCGGACCAGCTTTCGGACCAGCTTTGGGACCAGCT